CTGTGATTTATATGATATTTTTGGCGGTGGTTACGAAATTTCCCGAAAATATCCCGAAATCACTATATCCAACCTATACCATCACATATTCCTGACCGCGTGAATCGAGATACTTTTTAGTCATAGAAAGGTTTTTATGGCCGAGTAACCTTTGCGCAAAATCCTCTCCATTTTCCACTTCATATAATCGGCTGGCAAGGCTTCTGATTTCATGAAATGTGGGTGGGTTAGGGCCAAACTTAATCCCGCTCATTTCACGAGCCTCTGCAAAAGCACCTGTGAGCGCATCTGGTGAAACCGGCCCCGGTTTTCTTCCCCCGCGACGGACTGCAGAATAAATCAGGCTATCCGATGGGTTATCCTTCCGACACTCCTCTACGATCCCCTCCAGTGACATTCCCAGTTCTTTCAGCTCTAATTCCAGTGGAATCGCCAGCTTATGACCAGTCTTGCTTTGCGTCACAAAAAGCCGCCCATCTCTGATCGCGCTGAAGGTCATGCGCGTTACATCCTCCCGGCGCTGTCCGGTGAGCAGGCCGATGTTCATCGCATTTTGTAGCCAACCTCCCATGCTTTCAGCAGCCTTGCGGATAGCCAGAAATTGCTCAAGTGATAAGCGCTCGCGCCTGACTTCAGGTGATGGGGTTCTGGTTGGCTCTACGGGATTCCTGTCGATAATGCCTTCAACAACAGCCTCGCGGAAAACATCCATCAGCAGCGATCGCAATGCAACCGCCATGCTGTGCTTCCCACATTGAACATATGATTCAAGGAAAACTGCAATATCACGCGTACTAATCGCGGTAATAGGCATTCGACCAAATTCAGCCTGAATGGTTAGCAGCTGATTACAACGTATCTTCATGGTGCTTGGCTTCAGACTGCGTCGCCCCAGGATGACGTCGTACCGCTCAAGCCATTTATTCACTGTGAAATCAGGCGTCTCTTTAAGCCGATCGAGAAGGGCGGATGGTAGGTAGTTTTGTTCAATGTAGCTGTTCGCTTCTATAGCCTGGGCTACCGCATCCTTGCGGGGTATCTTACCCAGTGAAATCTCCTGACCGTTCACAGGATTTCGCCAGGAGTAAATCTGCTTCGTTTTACGATACGTCAGGTTCCTTGGCAGATTAGCGTCGTACCGCTTTGGCCTGTTCGACATGTTTCAGTTTCTCCATCAGCGATCCCTTTTTCGGTGGCGTTACGTATTCTGGCCTGCGCTTCATCATCTTCTTGCGCGGGTCAACGTACACCGAATCCGGTTCGAGTTTGTATTCTTTTCCGTGAAGCTCCGGGCAAGGGTAAATCCTGCCCTCCCTGACCCAGCGGCGCAGGGTGGATAAAGAGGGCGGCTGCGAATATGTTGCCGACGCCCACTCCTGAAGGTTCATTAGCTTAGCCATAATTTCTCCTGCACTTTTTAACAGAACCTGAACGCAAACTAACGCAAGTTTTCATTAGTAGCGACTCTCTACTCCTTATACGGCCAGTTCCAGACCAGCACGATGCAAATAAAAACGACGAGCCACTAAGTGAACTCGCCGGGGGTGATGTCGCAGATGGTATTCATGCTGCAGGCTTCAGAAAGAGAATCCAGTGCGTCTTATCGCTTTTGCCAGTTCGCTGCCAGATGGTTGGCTTTTGGTCGGTCAGAGCGATTACTTTGCTGACGGGAATCTGTGTTTCGTTCCATTTGAATATCAGCGTGCCATGTGGCCGCAACACCCTGAATGCTTCTGCGAAGCCTGCGCGGATATCGTCTGGCCACGTCTTCTTATCCAGAGCGCCATACTTCTTTTTCATCCAGGCATTTTCGCCGACCCTATCTAAATGAGGTGGATCAAACACAACCTGAGCAAATGTGTTGTCAGCAAATGGCAGCGCTCGGAAATCAGCGATGATGTCAGGACTTATCTGCAGCGTGCGACCGTCACATAAAACATGCTGCTCTTCCCGGCGGTCGGTGAAGACTGCTCGGTCATCCTGCTTATCTATCCAGAACATGCGCGAGCCACAGCACATATCCAATATGCTTAATTCAGACATAACAACTCCTCACGCAGAGCGCGATAGTGAATAGGGTGTGTGGGAAATTAGGCTGGAATGACTAAGGTTTGCTTGATGGCTTCGCGTACAGTTTGGACGATGCGATTCAGATATTCGTAGTCAGGATTAGGCACCGTCGGCCAGCCTGCGTACCACGGTTCATCACCAAACAGTGTCAGTAAAGGTGAACGGTAGCTATAGTCGCAACAGAACATTTTAACGTTTTCACATCCTTCTGCTTCATCCCAATATTCACGAGCCTCCCGTTCAGATATGTCTCCGTCGCGGCGCAATCTGCAAATACGGCCTTTCACAAATTCGATGTTGGCATCGTTGTCGGTGCCATCAAGAACGCTGCTGATGCCACGATTGAGGCAGTTAATCAGGTAGGAATCGTTACAGTCCAAGAAGAACTCCTGAATCGAACGGTCAGACATCGAGCCCCAGAAAGAGGTCCATGATTTACCGAAGCAGGTGATAGTGATATTGCCGACGCCAGGCTTAATATTTTCAATCATCACCTTAACTGGGTCGAGACGCTCAACATCGGTAATGACTATTTGCTCGATGGTGCTTTGTGTAATCTTCATGCAACCCTCCGTTGCTGCTTAGCGCGCTCAATGCGCTCATAGTCTTCCCTGCATTCGCTACAACAGAAGAAGCCTTTATCCACTGACTCCTCGCAGTTATAGCAGGCACCGGTAAACTGCATCTCCGGGCGCTTGCGGTTAGCCAGGGCGATGGTTCTTTCCAGCTCCTCAAGCGCCGCGGCCTGGTCTAATTCGTCAGACATGCTCCACCTCCGCAAATGCTTTCTCACACCAGATAGAGATGTAGGTAATCTGGTCCTGCATTTCCTGCAGCGTCTTCGCTTCTCCGGTGCGGATTTCATGATTGATGAGGGCGCGGATAAGATGCTCCAGCTTCGAGTAGTACCCGAGACGCTGCTGAGTTTCCTGCCCGGCTGTTTTGCCATGCTTAACGATGGTCTTCACGTACAGGATGAAGTCGCTCGCGCCGCCTTCGACTGTGTATTTGTCACCGATTTCGATATGCATTTTGATTTCCTATAGGCAATAAAAAACCCCGCCAATACGAGGTTTAATTGTATTTGATCCATATAAAATTAAAGAAATTGAGCTAATAAAAAATGAATTAATCAAGATTGGCCGTGATTAATTTATTGGATTAGAATTAAGTTTAGGCATTCTTTTCTTCTTTAGCCTGAATAATGCAGGCAGCCATCATAGCTTCTAAACTATATCTTCTGTAGAACTTTACGAAGCCTTTGTAAAATACTATAGCTGTTGCCGCTGATATTATGATTGGTGAGGCGCCAATGGCGAAATTCGAAATCAACTTTAAATAAAGTAGCAGCCAAAAAAGAACCAATGCAGCCATGGATATGTTTCTTGTGAAGCCATATAAAGCGACATAGTTTTGAAGTTTATTTGCATGCTGCTCCGAGTTTTCAAAGGAGAAGTGGTATATTAGTCTAAATGAGTCTCCATCAAGGCCTGTAGTTTCATTCATACTGGCTGTATCTACAAGGAATCTATCGTTAAGTATTTTCTTGCATGCTTCAAATACCGGAGCTTTTAATTTAAAACTCATCTTTTCATCTTGCCGAAAGAAAAAGAAAATTGCATCAAATGCCGATATCGGAAAAGTTAGTATAAATGTAAATATTTTTGCAGCAAGTTCACTTTTTTTACTGAAAGAGAAATAGCATTTCTTTTTGGGTCCAGATATAAGATAGGTCGAAGGATAACCATTTTTATATTTAGAGTACATTTCTATAATGTAGGAAGATGATAAAGATAAAAGATGCCCGGTAATATAAGAAGAAATAACCAAAGGGAAGAGGTTTAATATGTCGCCGAGAGAGTTATTTTTTGGAAGTTCCTTATTTAACTCAAATGCAATACTCCAATTATAATGGGATCCGAGAAAAAACAAAGTGTATAACAAAAAAGCACCGGGGATTAGGTATCCCAAAAAGTCATAGAACGAAAAGGGGTTTTGTTTCATCATTTGCTCTGATTAATATCCGACATTATGGCTTTTAAGCTTTTCAAAAAAACATGCTAAATGTCAAGGTTTATTTATGTTTTTGGTTTTCCACTTAATTATTTTTAGATGTTATTCCCATCTAAAAAAGAAGAAAATACAGCGATTAATATAGCCGTGTGGTTGATTGGCTAGGATTTCAAACCTTTTTTGCATGGGTTTGGTCATAAGAGAATCTAATTTTTGCATGCATTGGACACTAACCAAACATCCAGTGCATGCATCTTAATTATGCCGTCTTTTATGCCCAGCTTACAGTAAAGCGGTTGTTTGTACTTAAAGTGCTCTCGGAGAACGGTAGCTTTAACATAATTACGCTCCTGCCTCTTCAATCTCCGCCTTGCGAAGCAGATAAACATCAGTGGCCTTTTCGAGCGTCTCAGCCTCGCTTGCCAGCATGCGCGCTGCGTACTTATAGCAGCGGTCAAGGCCTGCAACGTTTCCAGATTCTGAGGCCGCAGTGGTGAAATCGGCCAGCAGCTCATCCGGCGTGCGCGCTACTGCACTGGTATTCGTCGCCGGGTTAATTTCGCGCTCAGGCTGCTGCGTTTCAGGTTTGCTGTTAATCAGGTTGTTCAGGTCAGCGCGGCTGCGTGCCGGCGTTACATCACGCTCTGCTCGCTGCGCCGGTTCAAACTCGTCCGGCGTATAGACGCCGAGAATCACGTCAGGGCAGTAGAGGCGCGCCCAGTATTTAACAGCCAGGTATGCCAGTTGCTGCTTTGGTGCTGCTTTCCAGAGAGGGGAGTTGCGCGTAGTGACATACTCCATGTAAAGCGGCTCGCCCCACGTAATCTCTGTTTCACCGCGCAGTACTGCGCCGACGCGTACAGACAGGCCGCGCTCATTAGATGCATTGGCCGCACCAGGCTTAAACTTCTCCCAGTCGCCGCCGTATTCGTATTTAAAGCGCCCCTGAACGGCAGTTGAGCTGGTGATTACCGCATTGACCAGCTGAGCCTCATAACCCAGCGTGCCGTTAACCAGATGCGTTTTCTGCGCCACCGCGTAAGGATTCATTCCCCACTGAGCAGCCTGTAATGCGATCGCCAGACAGTCAGCAGGCTTGCCGGACAGGTGAGCAGGAACCGTTGCCTTGCCCTGCGCCATGACTTCAGCAAACGCCTGCAGCTTATGCAGCCCGCTTGGGCTGAAGATTGCCGCCTTGGTGTCAGCCTCATTGACTGGTGCGGTGATGATATCGTTGCTCATGCGTAATCCTTTCTCTTAGCCCAGTCCGGGCGTGTAATTTCTTCGATGCCGCCCCAGTTACCGGACAGCATGCATTCGTGATAGGTATCAAGGTTGCGGCGGAACAGGTCGTAGCCCACGGAAACATCGTCCTCCTGCAGCTGGAAGGTGCGCACCGGGTACCGGCCGCAGTCGATCGCGTCGCTGACTGCGATGAAAACGAAAAGTGGATATTCACCGAAGTGCTTGCTGAAGCCTTCGCGGTAATAGGCGTCCTGAACGTGATATCGGAACTCTTCAACGTGCCGCGCGAAGCGCGACATATCAGCCACCTTCTTCACGTCGACGATGACGGGCTGTCCCGACAGGAACTTGTCCGGACGGATACGGCAAAGTTCGCCTGTCTGATCGTCATTCCAGTAGATTGACGCTTCCTGATGACCTTCAGCTTCAAGCAGCCAGCGTGCCGCCGGATGGGCGAAGGCGCTGGCACGCATCAGTTGCAGCTTCCGGCCCTGCTCGGCATCCATGACCGTCATTCCAGTGCTTTCGCAGTCTTTAAGGAACCGCTGCTCATCGGCCTTGCCTTCATTGGTTCGCCGGTTGAATGCCGGAGCAATGATGAACCGCTTATCGAACTCTTCAGGCTCCAGCAGGAGGCAGTGCAGCGCCGTTCCCATGTCCAGCGCCGCCTTCTTCTCATCGTCTTCCGGCGCTTCTTTGCGCCACTGGAAGATGGCCGGGTTGATAGCAATGTCGTCCAGCTGTGATTTGCTTATGCCGGCGCCGCGGTGGTAGTCCTCGTTGCTGATATCGAAATAGATGCCCGCCTGCATTACGCCGCCTCCTGATTTCCATGTTTGTTGCGGTATATCCCGATTGCCACTTCATTTTGGGCAACCTTAACCATGACCTTGCGTAGAAGCTCTTCAGCCGCTTCATGCATGTCGTCATCCTCATCCAGCATCTCGATGGCGGGATAGTCGTAATGTCGCGTCAGGAAGGCGCACAGAGCAGGCATCAACGGGTTTGTCTTGTGCTGGTTCATTCGTGCATCAACTTCAGCTGAGATGAACTCCAGTTCGCTATCCGGCAGGTTTTCGGCGATATCCTGCACCTCATTGCGGGCGGTTCTGTTCAGTCTCATTTCTTCTCTCCCAAACCAAGGCTTCTCAGCATCAGGTTGATGAACGTGAAATCCTTCGAGTTCTCCAGCATCTTGCGCTGGCGCTCTAACTCTTCCTGCTGCTTCTGGTAAGGCAGGGTGGGTGATTGAGTCTTCATGGCTTGCCCTCCTGAGATACGACCTGCAACAGGCGCTCCCAAAGCTGCTGTAAGCGGCTCTTAGGCTTCCACGACATAACGTCAGCACCGGTGAGTTTGAAATCGAACATGGTGTTTTTGGGGCAGCCCGATGCCGCCCCAGCAATTGCGAGTTGCATGGGGATACTCCGTTGAATGGGTTAGGTTGGTGTAAAAAAGAAGGCCGCACTAAGCGGCCAAATCGCATCCTGTTCTGTCTCTATCATTTGAAACTTCACAGCGTTGGTGCGTAGCACCTCAAAGCCGTCTAAGCAGACAGCTTTACGGTGTCACTCAGAAAATTACACACTCATAAAGTGGTTGCCATGCCCACACATTGAGCAGCTCGTCACCGAACTCTAAATCTTCAAATTGCCCTGATTCTTCGTTATATGAGGCCACCTTGTATTCCTGCTCTTCCGTGAAAACTACACAGCGCTGATTTTCTTCTGGCGCTGAATCATCAAATTTAATCCATTCCATCTTCTCTTCTCCTGTTAGTGGTTACTGGCCCACAATTGACCAACCTGTTTTCTGCCAATCTTCACCGCGAAACCATCCGCGCATTGAGCAGCCATCCTCGGCATAAATTCTTCCCTGCCGCATTTCGAAATACTCTTCCCGGGTGAAGTATGCATTTCGTACGCGCTTACCATCTTCCATTGCCAGCAGCGCCTGACTCCATGACAAGCCTTTGGATTCCATCTCAACCTCCTGCTATAAACCCCAGACCCATCAACACACCAGTCACCAACCAAATTAATATGTAGTTACCAGTGCTTATCATGGAGCCTCCAATAAAAAAGGCTGCGGGTTAGGCAGCCTCAGAATCGATAACTTGGTGCTCAGCTACTTGCAGAGCGTGATACCTGGTAAACCCTGCGCCGATGAAATAACTGATTTCACCTTCGCCGTGGTCGATTACTGTGAAGGCGTTCTCAATCGTCTCTTCCGTGCCGTCGTCATACTTAATTTTCAGTGTTGCCATATCACCTCGCCGTTACGATGTCTTTTGAGTTGCGATAGCCAATAAAAAAGGCCGCGGTTTAGGAAGCCTGTTGCGCTTCCCGGCATTGCCGATTCAGCTTGTTGAATACGTCCCGGAATATCGGATATTCATCTTTCGAAACTTTGCTCAAGTATCGATGACCGATAATTCCAGTTTCCTCGTCCAGAATGATGCGAGCACTGTTGACTCCAGCCACAAAAAAGAACCGCGGATGCTTTCGCCACTGTGTTATCAGGCCGTCATCTATCGCCTGCTGAAGATATGCCGGCAGCTCAGTCAGGTTTACCAGGGCAATCCTGTTTTCTTCGCGCTCAATGGCATCCTTAGTACGCTGAATGCTGTCCTGTAGCGTCCTGAGAGCATCGCTTTGCTTATCCCACTTATTCAGTGTTGCGCGTCCATTGCGCTTATCGTTCAGCGGCTGTCCGTTTGCCTGAGCAACAGTTTCAAAGTGATTGTGCAGTCGCTCATCAAAGCGAGCCTCTTTCTTAGCGAGAGAGGCTTTCAAAATATCCAGTCGCTTACTCATCCGTTACCTCGCCGTTACGATGTCTTTTGAGTTGCGATAGCCAGCTGCAAAAATGGCTATCTCTGGTAAGCACTGTGATGTGCTCTCATGCCTGTCACGCAGAGAAGGGGAGATAACTGCTTTCTCAATGCGGCTGATGTGCTTAACTTCAATCGCCACAACCTCTGGCTCGATGCCGAAAGCTGTGTCGATGATTGATTCGATGCGTTCACGATCCATTGCCACCGCACGACGACGAGCATGGCGGCGTGATTTAGCGGTCTCTTTAACGGATGTGCCGTAAGTGATAACTGTCATGGTTGCCTCCTGAAGTGGTTTTGGTACTGCCGACCAGTTTGCTGATAGACAGTCCAAACCCATCTCGTTTGGTTAGTTGGCGCTTTGTCAGCGCTGCAATGTTGTTAAAGAGCATCACCGTCCTGGTGAGTAGTGCGTCCTGCTGATGGGATTTAATTTAGCGTTATGCTAAATGTTTGGCAATAGCAAAATGCTAAATATTTAGTTGTCGTAGTTTAGCTAAATGATTTAGAAAGGAATTTATTTTTCACGGGGATCTATAGGCACAAAAAAGCCCGCTCAGTGGCGGGCTATCGAGGGAGTGGGCACAAAAAACCCGGCACGGTGGCCGGGTTAGCCTCACTTACTTAACAAATTCTTAGAATCAGAAGCTTCTATGAGTTGGTCAACGGTAATCTTAGGCTTGAATCTATCAAGGGTAGCCATAAATTGGTCTTTCCCTCCATCTGGGGTGACTCTTAATAGCATTGTAAGCTCACCTAGGTGTCTAGTAAGGTCATTGTAACCCGCGTTACCACTCAGCCACTGATGCATTTTGCCGCCGCGCTTTTTCTTTAGTTCTTGCAGCTGGGTTCGCACGCCGGGTGCCAGACGGTCATACACAATATCTCTGATAACGTGAGCAAAAACTGGCGGATATGCACCTGGTTTTTCAGGCATTGCATAACCCCAAACCCTACACAGCTCTTCAAAAAAATCCAGCTGAAAGGTTTTAAGCCATGGTCGCATCTCTTTAGCTATAAACTTCTCAAGAATTGCTGCGAGCGCGTCACGTTTTCTATCTCGCTGATAACCCGTAACCTCATCAATTAAGGCTACTATGCCAACTCTAGCGAATCCTCTCACTAAAATCTCAGCTTGCTCTGCAATGTGCTCCCTTTGTTTGTGGAGCAAGCCTGCCTTTCTTGAGGCTAAAATTCCATCGCAAATGTCCGCCAGGATTAATGCAGGGTAACCAAAAACAAACCCCCCGCCTGCTGGATTTTTGAACTTAATTGGGTTTTCCAGCGCTAGCAATATATCATTGTTTATAAAAGGTTTTATGTCAGTTCCACCGACGAAATTTGTCAATCTAGCGCTGGCAGCTGATGACATTCCTAAACCTGAAAATAGGCCGCGTTGAGATATCACTCTCGTGCCATCATTAAGTACATAACACTGGATTTCAGAGTCACCAATCTTAAGAGGGGTATCGGGAGATCCGTATGCGACTTCTGGTAGTTTTGCTAACTCCCTTTTAGCCTCCAGCATCTTTCTTGAAGCCTCTTTTTTTTCTTCTGGAGTTAGTTTTGCTGCTCTAGCCTTACCACCTTTTGCTTTACCTTCAGATTCATCATCTGCATTTCCAATAATGTCAGTCATGTTTATATGCTCGCGTTGTGAATGTGTGAGCATTTAATCATATGCACGCATTTGCGTGCAAATTTTATTTTCTTCGTAAAAAAGGCCACATTTCTGTGACCCTATTTCACGCAAGCTTCTTTTCCATCTGTTGATCCTTAAACTAGCCGCATCTTCGTCTCGATCGCCACGCCCAGCACCTTACAGTTCCCGTTAACCGGCACCATAGGCCATTGTGGGTTTAGCCCCTTCAGGTACTTCTGGCTGCCATCGATGATCAGCTTCTTGAATGTGGCTTCGTTATCATCAGTCAGCTTCGCCACAACTAGGCTGCCATTCACCGCTTCCCGTCCCGTATCAAACAGTACATACGTACCTGCCGGAATACTCAGGCCGATCGGCGCCGTCATCGAATCGCCTTCCACCTGTAACCAGAAAGCATCTCCTTGTGTATGTGCGTCTGATTCAAGCCACATATCGACATCCTTAATCGTATAGGGTTCACAGGCCTCATCCCAAGCGCCAGCCTGAACCTTGCTTAGAACCGGGTAGCGCGCAGTCTGCTTGTAGTCTCTGGGGTTTGAGACGTTAGCATCAACTCGTGGCTCATCTTCATGGATGGAGTCAAGCCAGGCATTAGGCAGCTTTAACGCCACTTCAATCTTCCTCGCCATCTTATCCCCGATGTTCCTAACGCTATTTTCACCAAGCAGCTGACTGAATTGGGACGCACTGATGCCCAAAAGCTCTGCAAATCCAGCCTTTGTATTGCCATCGTTCTCAAGGTGCCTCTTCAGGAGGTTATTGAGATTGGTTTTTCTGATGCTTTTATTTTCCATGGTTTGATTCTCACACTATTTAGCAATGCGATAAATATGCATATTGCTAAATATTGCTTGTTAGTTATTTAGCATAACGCTAAACTTAACCTTGTAATTGAACAGGAGGCACCAATGGGTAATGAACTGCTCCGCTGGCGCAAGGAATCTTCAGCTGAAGACTGGATCAGCCTTGCTGCACTAGCGAACACATCTGTTGGCTACCTCGACCAAATTGCATATGGATTCCGCCGAGCATCACCAGGCAAAGCCCAAGCAATTGAGGAAGCCACAAATAAATTCACCGATTACCAGCCGGTGAAGAAGGAAAGCTTAGTTTTTGCACCACAGCGCGCTTCGGCAGCTTAAGCAGCACCGCTCTTTACACAATCTAGCCCGCCGTCAACGCGGGGACTTTCAAACCGAAGTGACTTGCTCACCGCAATGTCACGTAACTACTTAACCAACAAACGGAATACTAACTGATGGAACGCGCAAAGAAACGCAACGAGGCACTGCGCATTGAAAGCGCCTTGCTTAACAAGA